TAGTCCCGACGAAAGAACTTATGTTCATCCATCATAGCAGTACCAGACATATTCTCATATCGCTTAGAGAAGACAACCTTACCACTTTCATTCTCAGTAACAACAAGAAGGTATTCACCCCAACGATATGTCATTTTTTTATCTCCCTTGTTCAATCTGACCATACATCACAGTATCCGTCGTCATAACCTTGTCGCTCACCACGCATGAATCCTTTGTCCTCAGCAATCTCAATCTCAATATCATACCACGCAGAGAAATCCTCAAACGTGATTTTTCCTGACTTGATGTCTTCAAAGATTGCCTTAAGATGTTCTTTCATCTGTTTATCTCCGTTGTTCATAATCATAATATAGGCTAGATTGAAGATTGGGTCAACACTTGTTTTCAGAAAAGTTTAGATCGAGTACGTTTTCTGCTGGATCTCCAATGATGACAGCAACACATGCAGGAACGCAATCTCATCTTCCTTGGCGGCAATGTCACCTTCACACCACGTGCTTGTTTCATCTTCGTTCAGCACTTGGATCCGGTTTTCCAGAACCTTGATCCGATCCTCAACCTGCTTAATGATCCATTCCATGTTGGTCTCTCCTTTGTCATATACTATAGATAAGATCGGCAAGTCGGTTTTTCAAGAGCAGCAAACGCATGTCTGCTATGCGCTAAACGCATGTCTTGTCTGAACGTATCACCGTGTCTCATATACTGGATATAGTGATGCGACCCTTTCTTTTCAATGTCGGATAATGCATAGCCCTTATGTGCCATGTGCATATCATAAGCCTTTGATTTCATTAGTGTTTTTCCGCACGCGCCTGGACGCGTGTGGAACGTCTCCGTCTGGCGAGAGGCAGACATAGCGGCCCAGACCAGAAAAGCGCCTCCAGAGCTTTGGAAACGCTTTTTCGTCTGGACCTCTATGTGGAAGATGCTACGTACCGAACATGACACCAAACTTCTGGTTGATATTATTGTCAATTATGGCGGTCTCTATGGGCGTCAGTATGAAGCTCGGTGTCCACCCTGCAAAGGCGCCGCCTTGGTCCATAAATTTAGCCCTCTCTATTGCTTCTTCTTCAAAAACAAAAGCTTCAATCAATTGATCTGAATCATTCTCCATCACACACCAGATAAAATCATGGTCGTCTGTTTCAAGTGGAATAACATTATACTTGTTCATCTTTACACCTTCAATGATTTAAACTTGTTTAGCTTTTTTACCATCTTATCATCTGCTCCTTGTTTTTGCCCACTATCGACAATATCCACTTGAGCAGAATTCTCCACATCATACAACTTCATCTTCGATCTGTCAATACCTATCACAAACTTTTTGTTTGTTGATGGATCATTGTATCGGTTCTTCAACTGCTTTACCATGATCTGACCCAGTTCTTCCAATGTCTCAGAAGTAATGAGTGCAAACATGAAGTCTGCTGTTGCAGGTAGACCAAATGATTCGGATGTATCTTCAAGGCCAATGTCTGTAGACACAAAGCCGCTTCTCGTTGTCTGAGTGGCCGAAACAATCGGCACCTCAAACTCAACCGCTAGACCGCGCAACTCTTCAGCGATAGACTTGATATATGTGTATGAGTTGACACCATTACCAGGCTTTATACGCGAAGAGGTGCAGATGTTCAGATAGTCAATGAAGATGATATCTGGCTTGAATGACTTCTTTAGGTTCAACTCATTGAGTAGAGCCTTGAAATGCATAGAACCGGCACCAGCAGTTGGATATTCTTTAACAATCAACCGACCATTCGTCTTTGACTTAAGAGCATTTGCTTTCTTCATGTATAAATCTTTTGGCAAAGCCATCAGATCATCAAACGTAATGTTCATAAGATTGGCATCAATACGCTTAGACACTTCTTCTTCAGCCAACTCTAGAGTGATATACAAAACATTCTTACCCATGTTCAAAGAAGATGCAGCAACATGACACATGAACAAAGACTTACCAACACCAGTACCGGCAAGTGCGATATTCAGTGTCTTCTTTGGTAAGCCATTCTTTGTGATCTTATTGAAGAATTCTAGATCAAACGGAATCTTCTCTAGTACCTGATGGTAATATTCATATCGTGCTTCAAAGTCGTTCAGATAATCATGACCGACATTTGGATCAAACGATACAGACAATGCATCAGATAGAATAGATGGGATAGAACCAGTAGTCAGTGTACCATGCTTTTTATCCATGATTTCAATAGACTTCATGATAGCATGATACAAAGCCTTTTCTTGACAGAACTTTTCAGTGCTATCAATCAGCCACTGTTCATTTGGTTCACCTGTCTCTTGTGGCAAATATACATCAAGGAAGTCGATTACGCTTTTGACTTGGTCTTCCTTGATATTCTTCAGACTTTCAATTTCAATCTTTAGAGATGTTCTATCAGGCCGAGCATTATACTTGAGAATAAAGTTTTGAATCTCGGTGTAGAGAATTCTTTCACTCTCTACACCGAAATACTCAGGCTTCAGAAAAGGCAGTACCTTACGGACATAATTTTCATTCCTCAACAAATTCGTCAGAATCGTTTTCTCTAAGCTCTGATTTTGCAATGTCACTATCTACTACCTCCAGAATCATTTCATTAAGAATTATACCAATATGGTATTCAAATTCTTTGCTTCTACGCAAATTGGTTTCAGTGTGCTTTCCCATTTCAATCAGATCATAACTGAAATTGAGTTTAGCGGAACCATTTTCCAATTCACTGACACTAACATTTGTGTATCGCAGTATAACGCCTTGATACTTCTCTGTCAACAATTCTATAGGTACAGTGTCATATTTTTTAAGGTCATCACGAAACTTGTATATCTTACCAGGACTCATTCGTTTTCCTCCACAGTTGTGACACTAGATTTGCCATAGAGGAATTCATTCTTACACTTTTCATCAATAAGGTCGAGAATGGCCTTAGTGAAGAACTTTTCAGGATTCTTTTCTATAGCCGATTCAAACGCTTTAGTGCCGTCCGGTAATTCAAACTTGTTTGAGACCTTCTTGAAGATACCGAACTTCTCAGCGAGGTCAAGAAGTCCATAATAAGGATCAAGACCAGTTGCATAATCAAGTAGAGTTTCAACTTTCTTATTCTCGATTGTTAGTCGAGCCTTCTTTAAATTGGCTGTGATGATAGCGCCTGTTACAGAGTTATCGGACTTGTCCTTGTCCTTCTTCTTAGACAGGAATAGAATAGTTGAGGCGGCATATTCAAGACCAGAACCGCCACCCATCTTCTTGGTCGGCACATATGAACCTACAACATCGTAAACGTGATTGGTCACAATGAGAGGCACCTTAGCCTTGCCAAGCTTGAGAGTAAGAACACGGAATGCACCACGTACCAACTGAGCGCGGGTCATGTCGCGTGTGTCTTTACCATCCGCAATATCTTCAATCTCTTTAGTGGTCGATAGATTGCCAAGTGAGTCAAGAACAAACAACATCGGCGGCCGATTTTTATTTGTCTTATCTTCAATGTACTTGTCGAGGATCTTTACGGCTTGGGTTCTAAACTCTTGGATAGTTGCGACCGGCACAACAGCGACTCTCTTGGTGTCAATGTCTCTATCTGCCAGCATTTGCTTAGAGATTGCGGATTCAGATTCGAAGTAGAAGACGAATCCTGTTTCGTTGTCTCTGAGGAACTGTCTGACAATATTGATTGCGTAAAAGGTCTTGCCTGTTGAAGGTTCACCGGCGAGGGCAGTGACTTTATTAGCAGGGAGGCCGCCGTATATACTGCCAGATAACAGAGCATTGAGACTATAAGAACCAGTGCCGATGAAACCAGTAACATCACCAGCTTCAACACCATCATCAGCAATTCCTGCATATTCATTATCAATCTCCTTAAGTAGGGAGTTAAATATATTACTCATATTGATTCTCCAATATTATGTTAATGTCACGATTCTCCGTGACAGAGTATTTAGCAACGAACGATATCATCTTCGCTGCATATCTCACCCATCTGAACTTCAATCGCAATCAAAGTTTCATTCAGGTGAGTATTCGCAATCTTGTGCATCGCAAGCTTTGGCACATGAAAAGAATCGCCCTTTTCAACAGTAAAGATATTGCCATCAACAATAACTCGGCCTTTGCCTTGCACAATAGTCCAATGTTCTGAGCGATGATTATGATACTGAAGAGAGATTGCTTGATCGGGTAAAATCTCAAGACGCTTGACCTTATATCCCTGATCTACATCAAGGACATGCCATTCACCCCACGGGCGTTTTGCTGATTCAACATATGCTCTTCTACGTTCCGCTACAATCATTTCCATTATTTCATCAAAGTCTCTGTCTTTATACTCTCTACATCCTGGATCACACTCTTTGTATAATCCACACGGACATCCACCACCATGATCATATGCTGCCATTACGAAAAACCTCCTCTAAGTTCATCTCTTAGTCCTTGTCATGATTACAAACTTGCCTCTTTCACGTTCACTCTTGATAATTGGACCAATAGCTCTCATGAATTCAGGCAGATAATCCATTTGATTGATAATCAAAATATCATAGTCGATATTTTTTATGTCATCTTGGTCACCTTTTATTAAACGATAGTATACATTGTTTAAGTCCATAACATAGATTGATCCATTCAAAGAATAGATGTTGTTATCTAAACCGATAACTTCAAAGCCTTCTTTTGTTAGTAGAATGTTATTAATACCAGCACAAGTACCAATATCTAAGATTTTCTTACCTTCATATTCTTCTTTTCTCTGAATGATATATTCAGAAACGGCTGTGTTATGATCTAAAGGATCAACTTGACCTTTATAGATATACTGAGGTACACGGACATCTTTAATTGTCAAGACTTCGCGTTTTTCCCAAGTGGCTCTATCGGCCGCATTAAAGAATTGTGAATTGTGAAACTTGATATTTTCAATCATGAAAAGAAATCCTCTAATGAAGAAACATGCTCGGTCTTCCAGCCGATGCTATCAAGAATGATCTTCAACGGTTCCACAAAAGACTTATCGAACTGCATATTATAGTCGATATACTTCTCTAATGCAAACTCTTTCGGCAAGGACTGCGGGAAAGCAATCACATTAGACTGTACATGATTTGGTTCTTTAAGGAAGATAAACTTGATCTTCTCTCCCTCATTGATCGTGGGCAATACCTTGTCTAGCTTTTTTGTTCTGACAAAGTTATTGTAGATCAAAGAACCGCGAACATGTATCGGACATCCTTTGCCATAAATTGTGGTTTTATCGGAGAACTTCTTTAGTCCATTAACACCACGCGGGAATGCAATGTCAGCAATCGGCTGTTTCATAAATTCGCTGCGATGGTAATCAATAAACTCAAGCATCTCGGCCTGTGTTTTATTCAGGATAATATCAATTGATTCCCACAAAATCTTACGGCAATACGATGGCGTAGATGACTTGACCATTTCAAGACCCATCACCTTTACCTTCGGCTTTGCATACTCGACACCTTCGTTATTATATACATTCAAAATGTAA